GTTTTATGTTGTTGGAAATATTTATTATTTCTCTAATTATAAGTTTAACAGAATTTTTCCGAACATACCGAACAACTTTTATTTTTTCATAAATCTCTCAAATGACATCCTAACTCCGTCTTCGCTGTTCCCACCGCCTATTCTGTCAGCGACTTTATTCCACGATAGATTTTCAATAAACCGAAGAGTAATTATTCTTCTCATTCTGCTGTCTGTTACACTCGCTATAAATTCTTCTACTTGGTTTAATGTTTCGAGGAGTTCCATCTCTAACCCTGTCAGTGTTGCTTTTCTCGCATAGAGAAGCGTCTTTTTTCTGCTGTACTCTGGATATGGGAAACCTTCTATTTTGAACGGTTGCAAACCTCCGTCTCCGCCCATTACCTTATCGCATACAGCACCTTCCCTTTCGATTCTTTCAATCTGATTTTCGGTTTTTTCTATTCTATCCCTAACTTCCTTGATTTCTTCTTGCAAGTCAGAATATTGTATCAAAATTTCCTTAGTAACCATGTCCGTATCCTCCTCTGAATGGGTTGTGTATTGCTTCAGCTTTAGCAACTCTATTTCCTTTTGTCATTCTTATTGCAAAGTTTGAAAAAACATCCGGCACGTCATCCAACTGTTTTTTTCCTGAAGCTGAATATTGTTTCAAAAGTGACATCATAACTCCATATGGTTCGTTCGGTTTGTAAAGTGATGAATCCTTGAATATAACGTGTTGTAAAATCCAGTTAGAACATTGAAATATTCTTGCTTCCTTGTTTGTCTCTGTCGGAACGTCTGTAATATTGCATATCCAACCTTTTTGTTCTACACGTTTATTCACTTCCATTGCTACACGGTCGCCGCCGGCATTACGCTCAAATTCGCACTCTTGCACCTCGTTATTTACGATTGCATTTGAAGCATTCTCATACTGCATTTCATAATCAGCAGTATTATCACAAACGCAATCCACACAGTAATAATCTTCTCCGTACTTCTGCAAAACAGGCATAACAAAGTAGTCTGTTCCTTTTCCTTTTGTATCACATTGCGCTGTAATCATTTCCGGCTCTCCATGCGGTAAATGCAAATAGCGTCTGATTTTATCGTCCGGGAACAATAATCCCTCACGCTCAATTGGTTCTTGCTTATACAGGCATCGATAAGAAATATCATCCATAAGCAATTGCTGATCCGCGAAAAAATCTTTGGTAAATCCACTGTATTCATATTCGAAATTACTTTCTCCGGTAACCGGATCAATGTCCGGCACCGCAATCACCTTTACTCTTGGGTTTCCGGCGTACATATTTTGAATTCTGCCTATCACATCATGTACGCTCCAGCGGGTCGCTATGTGTATTTCCTTACAGTTTTTACCATCTGTATCCTGTATCTTTCTCTGGCGCGCGTCTACGGCGTATTTATCCCACAGCTTGTCCAAAATACTGGGATTCATTGCTTCTTCGATACCGCCAATCATATCATCAACAAGCAAAAACTTGGAAGCACGTACCTTACCAGCATTTTTACTTCCGACAGACGTGCATTGCACACTTGGAAATGGCTTGTATTTCCCTACGTTAAACTGTTCCATTTTTGCATTGGTGCTTGTAACGTGTAAATCAGGAAAGATTTCATTCCATGTATATTCATCTGTGTTTGTCACAATATCGTACACACCGTCATAGTACATTCGTGTAATATCGCCACTATGTGAGTAAAAAAGCGTGAAGTCTTTCGGAAACCATCCGATTACTAAAGCATTAAAAAATTTTTCCACACTAGTTTTACCCGCACCAGGAATGAGTGATATGCAAAGGATGTCATACTTATCATCGATCATTCCTTGTAGCGCATCCACAAGACCGATTTTCAAAAATTGTTTTCTTCTTGGCATATAAAATCGTTCTTTCGGTTCTCTTTTCCGCTCCAAATACCGAAAACCGCTGTCTACAATCTTATTTTGCGCTTCCAACAAGAGAACTTCATAAAACCTGTCTATAATTTCATACTTGACCTTGTTTTCAAAAGAATATTTCTCTAGTCCCCAAATATCCGTACCCGTCAGATTTAGAACAAAATTCTCTATAATCTCTTTCGTCCTTGCAGACACTTTAAGCGCATACGGAATGTCTTTTTCCGTCTGATATGCCACTTTGCACGCTTCTATCATTGCATCAATGACAGATTCATCTATTCCGTTATCCGATATATAATTTTCGTATGATTGGATTGCTTGTTGAAGTTCCAAAGACATAAAGAAAGAGACCTCCTTTACTCAAAAATAAAAGAAGCCTCCATTTCGACTTGTTACATAGCCACCATCTCGGCTATGTCATTAGATATTATATCATCCATCCGTTGTAGCATATTTCTGTTCCATCTGAAAATTCCACGCTAAAAGTCATTGATCCTAGTAGCAATATGTATGGTATTACTAATATAACAGAAATAATTCCTTTCGCTGTGCTCATCTCGCCACAACTTTCTTGGAAATCTCCGCAACAGACACGCCACTTGCAGATTTTCTTAATTCCACGTCTTTCCCTTTACAAATTGCTTTCGCAATCGTTCCAGACTGCTCCACAATCTTTTTCTGAATCTCTTTTTCACTCATTCTCTATCTCCCTGTCTTTGCATTTGTTGTCTAACATACAAAATCTTAGTTCTTTTCTACCAAAAGCAGTATCTTCCATTGATTTTACAAGATTTTTGCATCCATTACACCACATTCCTGTTTCATGGTTTTCTTTATTTTCTCTCAAATATTCAAGTTTTCCACTAAGTCTTTCGTTTTCTCTTTTCAAGTCATCTAAATCGAGTAAAGAATCTTTTAGCTCTCTTTCCAGTTTACTAATTTTTTTGAACGGATTATATATTTTCATCTTGCATACCTCTTTTCAAAATTCTATTTCCAATTTCAAATTTTAGTAAAAACTTCCATATCGTAATTTTCTCTTATGTAATCTACACATTTCTGCAAATTTTCTTTCAAAAATTCGTCTCGCGCAATATCCGGGTGTAGTGTATACAACATACAACTATTCTCTTTTCCATTTTCTTTATATTTTTTATAATTAAATGTCATTGTGAACAATGGAATTCGTGTTAGATTTTTTGTTTTTCTCTTTATGTACAGATTACATAACCTCTTTATCATTTTTCATAAACCTCTCAAATTTCCTTTTACACTTGCCGCACAAATGAATTGTATCTTCTTTCGTTAAGAACACTTTTCGTATTGTAACTGTTTCAGTATCTTTTCCATCAAATTC